GCTACGAGCAAACCGCATAGGAGACCCAAATGCCAACTACAGTAATAACTGGGCGCGATGTAACCTTTACACTCGATAGCGCTGCTTATGATGCCCAGGCAACAAGCGCAGTCTTAAGCTGCGAAACAATCATCGAGACCTATCAGACCCTTGATGGGCGCGCTTATAAGTCCGTTGATAAGCAATGGACCTTCACAATTGAACTGCTACAGGATTGGGGAGCTACCAGCTCTCTATTTGAAGCAATGTGGGCAGATGCTGAATCAGCACCTAACACCACACTCGCAGTTTCATTTACAGCCGTAACTGGCGCAGTATTTGCTTTCAATGTATTGCCAATCTTCCCAGCAGCAGGAGGCGCAGCACCAGGAGCGCTAACTGATAGCTGGACGATGACAGTCGTTGGAACACCTACAGAGACCTTTAGTTAAGAGATCGGAGCATCGGGAGCTATGAAATTATCAATCACAATTGAATATAACTCTGGCGAATCAGCAACTTATATTGCTCAACCGCCAGAGTGGGCTAAGTGGGAAAAGGCAACTGGACACACTATTGCTAAAGCTCAAGACAATATAGGAATCTGGGATTTAATGTTCTTGGCCTATAACGCTTACAAACGCGAAAGCGCTGGTAAGCCAGTAAAGAGCTTTGATATATGGATGGAAACAGTTGCCGACATTACGACAGGCAACGATGACCCAAAAGCCATCAGCCCGACAGCGTAAGGCGGCTACTAGTAATAGTTGCTCTTAAGACTGGTATCCCGATGCAGTATTGGGATGATTGGGACGATGTAGCAACGGCAGTCGAGCTGATAAAGGAGATGAACGAGGATGGCTGAAGAAGCCGCAGCATTTGACCGAACAGAACTTCGGCAACTCTATAAAGCTTTCTCCTTGCTAGGTGATGAAGCCAAGGCCGAGGCTCGCGGAGTCTCAAACAATTTAGCAGAATATTTACGCGGTCAAATAATAAGTGCAGCTGAAACTCGGACAAAAGGCAAAACAGCTGCTCGCCGTATTGCAACGGGTTCAAAAGTCAAAATGTCCAGCACTACTGGAGAACTAACTTACGGCTTTGCAAGTCAAAGATTTAGCGGTGGTGGCACAACTAAAAATTTGTGGGCTGGCTACGAATTTGGATCTAACAAATTTAAACAATTTCCAAGCTATTCTGGCAGATTTGGTAGAGGTTCTAGAGGTTGGTTTATTTACCCAACTTTGCGTAAAGAGCAGAAGTATATTGTGGCAGAATGGACTAAAGCATTTAATAAGATATTAGATAAGTGGGGCATCGGTGGCATCTGATTCAAGAGCCTTAACGCTTAAACTCCTTGCTGATACGGCAGACTTCCAAAAGAAGTTGCAAGAAGGATCTAAAGATGTAGATTCTTTTGGCGAAAAAGCTGCAGCATTTGGAAAGAAGGTAGCGGCTGCCCTTGCGGTTGCTACTGCAGCCATTGGAGCATTTGCGGTTGCAGCAGTAAAAGCCGCAGCTGAGGATGAAGCGGCACAACTTAAATTAGCTGAGACTATAAAAGCTACAACAACAGCAACTGATGCTCAAATCAAAAGCGTTGAGGCATACATAACACAGACTTCAATCGCAATCGGTGTTACTGATGATCAATTACGACCAGCATTTAGCCGATTGGTTCGCAGCACTAAAGATGTCGAAGAAGCTCAGAATCTACTAAATTTAGCATTAGATTTAGCATCAGCAACTGGCAAGCCATTAGAGGTAGTTACAAATGCGCTCGGCAAAGCCTATGATGGGAACACCACAGCTCTTAGCAAATTGGGTCTAGGCATTGATAATGCTGATCTTAAATCACAAACTTTCGATGAGACTTTTAATCAATTAACAAAGACCTTTGGCAACTTTGCCGAAAAAGAATCAGAAACAACAGCCAAACAATTAGAGCGCGTCAAGATTGCGCTTGATGAAGCTAAGGAATCTATTGGCGCTGCCTTGCTCCCAATTGTCCAACAATTGACCAAATATATTCTTGAGCAATTTATCCCAGCGCTTCAAGCATTTATTGCTGGCTTAACTGGAGATGCGTCTTTGAGCGAAAGTTTAACTAAATCACAGAAAAAAGCCGAAGAGTGGGGCAAAAAAGTAAGAGGGGTAATTGACACAGTAATTAGATTGAAGGATCAATTGATTCTCCTGACTGCAGTTCTTATCGGTGTCTTTGCAGTAAATAAGATTGCAGCTGCAGTTACTGCCACAATTCTTTTAATTAATGGTTTAATTAGAGCCTATAATGCATTAAAAGCTAGTTCTATAGTTGCTGGCATTGCTCAAGCTTTTGCTCTCAATCCTTTACTGGGTGTCGGAGCAGTAGCCTTAGCTGCTGGCGTATTAGCTGGTGCTACTGCTTTAGCCAGAAAGAATGACACAGCAGAAGCCAAAATCCCAAATCTAGGCACATATAATCCAAATGAAGGAATGGCCAGAGCTCCAGTAACTTCTGGTAAAACTGGCGGCGGTGGAGGCGGTGGTGGCCTCGGCGGCGGTGGAGGCGGTGGTGGCGTCAGCACAAACACTTCTAAAATGATGAAAGATATTAAGACACCTAGCGGCAAAGTATCTAAGAGCATACTTCCAAATGAAAGGCTAGGAGCTGAAGGCGATTATCTTGACGCAAGGACTGGTGTGGTCATTAATGTCAATGCGCCATCAGTAATTGATGAAGAAGGATTTACCCGAGCAGTAGTATCAGCACTTAATAACACAGGGCGCAGAACTGGCGCTGGTGTTGAGCAGTTAGCTATATGACAGCTTGGAATCCCGTTTATCGCGTTAAGGTAAATGGATCAACAGTAACTGGGGCAACCCTTAGCGGATTAACTATTACATCTGGTAGGACCGACATTTACTCCCAGCCAGTTGCAGGGTATTGCAATCTGACCCTTATTGAGACGGCTGAATCCTCAGTCCCTTATGAGATTAATGATGCAGTAACTATTGAAGTGCAAGATTCAACTGCAACTTTTGTAAATCTATTTGGCGGCTTCATTACTGACCTAGGTATTACAGTCCAGACTTCAGGCTCAACTGCTACCAGCCAGCAAGTCAGAATAACTGCCGTAGGAGCTTTAGCCCGATTAAATCGCGCCGTATATGTTGGCAACTTTGCTCATCAATTTGATGGCGATAGAATCCTTGAATTACTTGAGACAGTTCTATTCGACCAATGGAACGAAGTCCCAGCTGCCGAGACTTGGGCCACCTATGGCGCGACTACTCAATGGCTAGATGCAGAAAATAGCGGACTAGGCGAAATTGATACTCCTGGGGATTATGAATTGCACTCCGAAAATGGCCTAGACGATACAGTTTATAATCTTGCTTCTCGCTTTGCGACTAGCGGACTTGGTTATCTATATGAGGACTCTCAAGGCAGAATCGGTTATGCAGATTCGACCCATCGAGGAGAATACCTTGCAACTAATGGCTATGTTGATTTAGATGGCAATCACGCCATCGGCCCTGGCTTATCTATCGTTAAGCGCGCTGGCGATGTTCGCAATTCGATAACCCTAAATTATGGCACTTCGGGATCTGAAGTAACTGACTCTGATGCCGCCTCAATATCTGAATATGGCCTTCTAGCTTCTACCATATCGACCACACTCCGCAATGTTGGAGATGCGACAAGTCAAGCAGCTTTCTATCTACTTATCCGCGCTTATCCTCAATTTGCCCTAAGAGAGATAACCTTCCCTATTGCCAGTGGTGAAATAGACAATTCTGACCGAGACAACCTTCTTGGCGTATTTATGGGCCAACCGCTCAATATTATGAACCTGCCAGCCAATATGGTGGGTGGAGAATTCCAAGGATTCGTAGAGGGATGGACTTGGACCGCAAGCCTCAATCAGTTAAACCTGACTCTCAATGTCTCGCCTATCGCTTTCAGCCTTCAGGCGTTTAGATGGAACTCGGTCCCAGCGACTGAGACTTGGAATACAATCAGCCCTACTTTGGACTGGCTCAACGCTACAATAGTTGCATAGGAGACTAAATGCCAACGACAAGTAATTTTGGCTGGACAACACCAGCCGACACAGATTTAGTAAAGGATGGCGCAGCTGCCATCCGCACACTAGGCAATGGAATTGATACTTCATTCCTTGATCTAAAGGGTGGAACAACTGGACAGGTATTGAGCAAAGCTTCCAATACAGATTTAGATTTTAGTTGGGTTGCTCAGGATGATTCTAATGCAATACAAAATGCAATCGTTGATGCTAAAGGCGATTTAATTTCTGCTACTGCAGCAGATACTCCAGCCCGTCTAGCGGTAGGCGCTAATGGCACAGTTCTTACAGCCGATAGCGCAGAAGCAACAGGGCTAAAGTGGGCTTCGCCTTCAGTAGCTCCAAAAGGATATGTTTTATTTAGCACAACAACAATGACTGGCGCTGCCACTATTACAGTTTCAGGGATAAGCGATAAAAGCTCATTATTTATTCTTCTTGAAGGCGTTGGCGCAGGTGTTAGCGAGGATGTTTCGTTAAAAATAAATAACACTAGCGGAGTTTATAAAAACGCAGGTATCAAAATTGAATCAAATGGAGATACGGCAGTTCCATATTTACAATCAGCAGTAAATCTTTTTAGACTATCAAGTAATGGCAGTTCAGTAGGTTACGCAACTGTGTGGATAGATGGAGCAAATACTACAGATGCCAAGATTTACCAAGTTATTGGACAAGCTACTGCAGCTGGTGGCACAGGTCAAGAAGGTTTTACATATATGGGGCGCAGCACAGAAGCAGCAACAGTAAGTTCTATAGTAGTTTCAGCTACTTCAAATTTTGATGCTGGCACAATGTATATCTTTGCAAAGGCGGTATAATAATGAAAATAATTGAGCGCATACACAATGTTGCAACAGGTGAAATAACAGATGTTGAAAGAGATTTAACGCCAGAGGAATTAAAGCATTTAGATCAATTGAATAAAGAAAAAGCCGCCAAAGCAGCAGAGCAAGCGGCCAAAGAAGAGCAACGCGCTGCACTATTAGATCGTTTAGGCATTACTGAAGAAGAAGCGAAGTTGCTGCTTGGCTAGGTTATGCGCTGCAGGAATTCAGCTTCGGGAGCAATTAGATGACGATTATCCTGATCGCGATAGGAAGTCTGACGGCTGGATTGCTGATGCTCGGCACCTTGCTAAAGGCAGTTCTGACCATATACCAGTCAATGGAATCGTTAGAGCTTTAGATATTGATGCTGATTTATCAGCTCACAAAGAAGAAGCCTATGCAGTAGTTGAGAAGATTCGTAAGTTAGCCAAGAAGGGCGATAAGCGAATCAGCAAATCCTCACCGCTCGCATTTCCATATTTCATTTACGACTTTGGGAGACAAAGATGGCAGTTATTTCAACCTCGAAGGAGAAGCTAATGAGCGACCTAAAGAAGATGGCAGAGAGCTGGGCAAAGACATTCCTAGCAACGGCACTAGCAACTTATCTAGCAGTCGGCTTGGATGTAAATGCGATTGCAAATGCGGCGCTAGTTTCAGTCTTGCCTAGCATCATCAACTGGCTAAATCCTAACTACGAGAGATACGGCAGAATCAAGTAATGGCTGCTACTGAGCTTGCAACCTTAGTTGCCTCAGTATTGGGATCTATTGCTCTACTGATTGCTGGCCTACGCTACATAATAAAATTGGAGAACATTCCAATAGTGTCGCGCCTTGATAAAATGGAATCTCAGTTAGAATTGGCCCTAGCGAAAGGGGTCAGAAATGGCAACGCGAAAGCGCGTAAGTAAGAAGCCAGTTCGATGACCCAATGAGAAAAATTGGTTGGGAAGATGGCGAGGAACATAACTAATTTACTTCCGAGAGGTCGAACTATTCGAGGCTCTTAAGTCGCTTTATCCAGACTTAACGCCACTATCAGCGACCGACCGAGCGGACGGCATAACCCACAATTCGTATATTGAGCTCAAATGCCGTAGGACCCACTATGAGACTTTGATGATTGAGAAGAAGAAGTGGGATTATCTGGCCGATATAAGGGCTAGGACGGGCGCTAAGACCCTTTATATTAACTCGACACCTAAAGGGATATACCAATTCGATTTAGGGGCTATAAACGAGCCTGAATGGGCTTTAAAGCGGTTGCCTATAACTACTGATTTTGCTAATAAAGCCACTAATGAGCGACTAGCTGGCTTCTTAGATATACGACTCGCCGAGCTCTTACTTGTCTAAATAGATTTAAGCAAATACATTTGTCCCGTAAATCCATTTAGGGATTACAGAACGGGAGCAAAATGGTAA